CTTCGGTATCGCCCTCGCAAACCACCGCGATTACCGGACCGCCCCGGGCTTTGATCTCCTGAAGGTTCGACATCACCTTGTCGTAGACCTGACCGTGGGGCAGCAGGAACACGCTGGGTGTGTGCTCGTCGACCAGGGCGATAGCGATGCAGTTGTCGCTTTTGTTCCAGAAATGCGCGCTGTCCGAGATCATGTCGGGGGTCGGGATCGGCAGCTTCCCCGTGTCCCGGTTGCGCGGCTGCTTCGCCGGATGCCCGACGATGAAGACGTGCAGCATGTGCCGCCTCGACCATTGCCGGATCATCGACAAACATTCCCCCACGTACTCGGTGAGCGAAAGGCCGTGCGGCCGGAAATGCTCCAACTCGTTCCACGGGTCGATGACAACGCCCTTGGGGGATTCTGGGAATTGTTCCAGCCACGGTTCGGCTGTAGCGATCACGCCAGCAGCAGACGTGCCGCCATCAGGACACGACAAAAACGAAAACGATTGTTCAAGTTCATCCTCGATCTCGTCAAGTTCCTCGAATGCAATGCGCTCATTCGGCCCAGCGCCAAACGGTTTCCCGGCAAGCTTTTCCATCAACTTCGAGATGTGCATCTGAGTCGGCGCGTTCTCCGGGCTGAATAGCGCCACTTTCCAGCCTTGCCGCGTCAGATTGACCAGCAGCGCATCCAGCCATTCAGACTTGCCGGCGCCGGGCCAGCCGGTGATGACGGTGAACTGCCCCGGCGCTACGGTGTAGTGCTTGTCCACGCTCGGCCAGCCGGTCTTGAATCCTGGGGGCAGGCCCTTTTCCCAAAGCTCCCTGACTTCCTTGCCGAACGCTTTGGGGCCAAGCGCCTTGGGTCTTCCGGCTGCTGAAGCATCAAGTGCTGCGCGGCCCTTCTCAGCGTTCGCCATTGGCCAGCCTTTCGCCTTCCCTGATTCGTTCAACAGCCTGTGCCAGCCGTTGCTTGTCTTTCGCGCAAAGGGGCTTGCCAGCAGCAAGGTCAGACGCCGCTACCTGTGCAATCGTAAGCTCGTGGGCAAGTGCCGCCAGAACATCATGGGCCTGGAATGGCCGGCGCAACGGCTTGTAACGGTGATCGGGAAGCCGCTCGGGGAATAGGGCGTCAAAATCAAGCCCGAGGCTAGCCAGCACGTCGTTGGGTGGGCACCCGGCGAAGCAGTGCAGCAATATTCTGCCGTCGTCCAGAGCGCGAACGGTCAGAGAGGGGCTGCGGTCGGCATGATGCGGGCAGCAAGCGGACCAGCTATCCGGCCCACGTTTTTTGACCTTTTCGAGTTTATCAAGCAGGAGGTCGATATTCATATCTTGCACATCCATGCGATTTGCCGCATTGCCGTCTGATACTCCTCCGGGGTCGAGCGCGGGTGCTGCTCAAGCCACGCCTGCTTCAGCGTTTCATAGCTGTGGAAGTCCGGTCGATAGTTCGCCGGGCGCTCGGGCGGATACCATTTCTTTTTGAACACGGTTAAACCCTCATAGGCCCGCCATCGCCCAAAGCTGAACATTCCCGAGGAAGGCGAAGGGAGACAACGCCACTGGGGTCTTTGGGGAGGGCGGACGTATCAGGGTTCAATCGAATCCTCATTAGGCTGTTCAGGGCCAGATTCGTATCCTACACCCCTGCCACAACTCCGCAATACTGTTGATTAAACTAGTGTAAGCGCGTGCCTATATTGTGTTTAGCTTCGGCATGGTGTATTTTTTTGCCCGTCGGTTCGTGCGCCCCAAAGAAACGCGAACCACTCGAAAACCCGCGCAACGCGGGTATTTTTTTGCCCATCGGAGACTGATCATGCCCTGGACCGCGAAGGATGCGCCACGCCACACCCGCAAGGCGAAGTCCGCTACTGCCAAGCGCCAGTGGCGCGAAGTGGCCAACAGTGTGCTGGCGCGAACCGGCAACGATGCGCGGGCGATCAGATCTGCCAATGCGGTGATCGCGCGCCGCACTCACGGACTGGATAGCGTTAAGCGCATGGCGATGGGCGGCAAAGTCGGAATGGACAAAATGCCCATGCACGGTGAGATGCGCGGTGAGATGAAGAAAATGGAGCACATGCCCATGCACAAGATGATGATGAAAGGCAAATCATGAGCAATCTCGGCACGGTCAGAACCCAATCCCTCACGTTCGGCACCAGCGGCACTTCCGTCATACTGGCGGCCTCTGCGACCGATACGGCGAACCGTATCCCCTTGCCTCGCGACGACTACACCGTGCAGGTCACGGTCACCACGACCGGCACCTCGATCGGCAGCGGGCAGGTCGTATGGCAGACTTCCAACGATGGTGTTGCATGGCTCCCGCAGGGCACCGCGGCGGGCACCAGCACGAATGCCGGCACCTCGTCGAGTGTGGCGGGTGCTGCAATCGCGGTCACGGCGAAATATACCTTGGGCCGTGGCGTGGTGTCCGGCACGGGCACGAGTCAGGTCACGGCGTTCATGGCCTCGTGATGAGCAGCCTGTCGCCGTACGACAAGCGCGACCCGAAGGCGATGGTGACACCGTCCGCGGGGGTCAAAAACGGCAATCGCGAGAGGAAAAGAAAAACTCTGAACTCGAAGCAGGTGCGCTATTGCATCGAGCGCTCGAACGGCAAGACGCAGGGCGAGGCGTACGCGATTGCATACCGCGACACCGGCACGGCTTACAAAAACGGTAAGCTCGGCAATATGGTCGAGCGCAATCCGTTGATCAAGAACCACATCGCGGAGTTGATTCAGGCGCGCTCCGACGTGGTGAACATCGCGGTGCGGGATGCGGCGAAAGAGTTGGCCATCGACAAGTATTGGGTGTTGAAAGAGTTGGTTGAAAACGTGAAAATGGCAAAGCAGGCCGTAGAGGTGTGCGACGCCATAGGCACGCCGATTGGCGTGTACAAGCAAAATCTGACCGCCGCCAATCGTGCGCTTGAGTTAATCGGAAAAGAACTCGGGATGTTCATTGAACGCAAGGAAATCAGGATAGGAGAGCTGCACTCACTCACAGATGAACAACTTGACCAGCTTGTTGCCGCAACGATTGGAGAAATCCCCGCCCAAACACTTGTTGCTCTTGGCTTTACAAGAGAAGCAGAGACGATTCAAGGAGAATCGGCTCGCGTATTACCGACCGTACAGTAAACAGCGCGAATTTCACGCCGCGGGCGCCACTCACCGCGAGCGTTTGCTGATGGCGGGTAACCAGGTTGGAAAGACGCTGGCTGGTGGCCACGAATTCGCCATGCATCTTATCGGCGAGTACCCGAAGTGGTGGGGGGGGCGAGTATTCAATAAGCCTGTCATGTCGTGGGCGGCAGGTGTGACTTCAGAGTTGACTCGGGACGGCGTGCAGCGTTTCCTGATGGGCCGCTTCAATGAGATCGGCACAGGCACCATCCCGAAGTTTCGCATTCGCGACTACACCATGAAACGCGGGGTGGCCGACGCGATAGATTCGGTGCAGGTCAAGTGGGGCGGTGGTGGCGATGTCGCTATGACTGACTCCATCGTGCAGTTCAAGAGTTACGATCAGGGGCGGGAAAAATTTCAGCAGGAATCCCTTGATCTGTTGTGGTTCGACGAAGAACCCGAGTACGAGATTTATTCCGAGGGTTTGACGCGCACCAACGCAACCTGCGGCATGTTGTTCATGACGTTCACGCCGTTGCAGGGAATGACGCAGACCGTGATGCGGTTCGTGCAGGAGAAGATTGCGGGCACGCACGTCACGATGATGACGATTGATGACGCAGAGCATTTGAGCGTCGAGCAACGAGCGGTAATCGTTGCGAGCTATCCTGAATACGAGAGAGATGCCAGAACCAAAGGTATCCCGATGCTGGGATCTGGCCGCGTGTTTCCTGTTGTCGAGGACTCGATCCGGATTGAGCCGATACCGATACCGAAGCACTGGCCAAGGCTGGCCGCGCTGGATTTTGGTTACGATCATCCGACCGCAATTGCGTGGATTGCGTGGGACCGCGACACGGACACGGTTTACGTCTACGACTGTTACCGAGTTCGAGAAGCGTTGGTGCCTATTCACGCGGCGGTGTTGATAGGGCGCGGCCAGTGGATACCGGTTGCGTGGCCGCATGACGGCAACAACGACACCGCCATCGGTCCGCAACTGGCGAATCAGTATCGAAACGCTGGCGTGAACATGCTGGAAGAACACGCGCAGTATGAGGTTGTTCCTGGAGACAAGGCCGAAAACACCAAGACTTCGCGTATTTCGGTTGAGGCCGGGGTCGCGGACATGCTGACGCGGATGAGGGCCGGCAGGTTCAAGGTCTTTTCGCATCTTAACGATTGGTTCGAGGAGTTCCGCATGTATCACAGAAAAGACGGAAAAATCGTGAAACTCGCCGACGATCTTATCAGTGCGACCCGTTACGCGGTCATGTCGCTAAGGTTCGCGCAGGTGGAAACTCCGAAAATTTCAATATCGTCTGAGCGCGGCGGCAACTGGAGGGCGACGTGAACCTGTCTGAGCAATCTACCGGCTTCAAATGGGGCACGTTCACCGAGCTTGACGCAGATGGTGGCCTGCGCTCGGTCCATGTCGCGCCGTTATTCGGTCGCGAGCATGTCTCCACCTGCGATTGCTGGTGCCATCCCGAGCGCGATAGTTACTGCGTGGTTTTGCATAACGTGATGCACTGATATGGGCGGATACTGGATTGCGCCGGATGATTATGCTCCGGACCCACAGGTATTCAGCGGAAGCGCGCATAGCGTCAGTGGGGAAAAAGAAGAAGAGGATAAGGCGGAACTGGTGCGAAAAGTCGCAGAAGAAGTTTCCGGAAAGAAAATGCCCAGGCCACCCACCAAACGGATAGGATTTTAATGGGCCTCGCCAGCTACAGCTCGGATTCCGCAACGAACCCCGGCCTGCCCATCGACAAACTCGACCGGTTTCTCGACGAGATCAGGTTCGAGCCGGTGTGGCGACGGGAGGCGGATATGGATAGTTCATACTACGACGGCAACCAGTTGGATGCCCAGACCTTGCAGGACATGGAGCGCCTGGGCATGGCGCCGCTTATCAGGAACCTGATACGGCCTACGATTGACGTGGCCCTTGGCATGGAGGCAAAGACTCGCTCAGACTGGAGAGTACAGGCGGATAACGACGAGCAGCAGGACATGGCGGAAGCGATGTCGGCCAAGATGAAGGAAGCCGAACGTGAGTCAGGGGCGGATCGCGCGTGTTCGGATGCCTACGCGGGGCAGTTGAAGACCGGGCTTGCATGGGTCGAAGTCTCGCGTGAGCTGGACCCGTTTCGCTATCCGTATCTGGTTACCGCGATCAACCGGAAAGAGATTTTCTGGGACTGGCGCTCGAAGAAGCCGGACCTGTCGGATGCTCGATACCTGGTTCGCAAGCGCTGGCAGGACTGCGACATTCTGGAACTGATGTTCCCGGACGATAAGCAGTTGATCGAACAGGTGGGCTTCAGCCGCGCCAACTGGGACACGACAATCACGGATGTCACGGCCATGCAGGGCAGGACGTGGCTGCACGAACAGTCATCCAGTCTGCCGGAATCGGAATGGCGGGACACGACGCGTAAGCGGCTATGCCTGTATGAAGTCTGGTATCGGGTCTGGCAACGCGGATTCGTGATCCGCACCCCGGATGGCAGGACGGTTGAGGTGGACCTGAACAACGCGCGGCATGCGGAAGCCGTGGCGGCAGGCGTGGTGGAGCCTGTGCCGGCGATCTTCCCGAAGATGCGACTGTCGTGGTGGGTCGGCCCGCACCGCATTGCGGATTTGCCTACGCCGTATCGGCACTCGAACTTTCCGTATATCCCGTTTTGGGGATACCGGGAGGACTTGACGCAGATTCCCTACGGGCTGATTCGTTCGATGCGAAGCCCGCAGGATGAAATCAACGCGCGGCTCTCGAAGATGATGTGGCTGATGTCGGCCAAGCGCGCGGTGATGGATGCTTCCCAAGTGGACGACATCGACGAATTCCGGCGCGAGATTGCAAGGCCGGACGCGGTGATCATTCTCTCACAGAGAAGAAAGAGCGAGGCGGCGGGCGGGATATTCAAGGTCGATGACCAGATGGAGCTGTCGAAGCAACAGTTCATGGTCATGCAGGACGCGATGGAGGCGATTCAAAAAACTGCGGGCGTGTATCAGGCCATGCTGGGAGAAAAGCAGGGGCAGGTTTCATCTGGCATTGCGATCAACAGCTTGGTTGAACAGGGCACGACGACTCTTGCTGAAATCAACGACAACTACCGCTTTGGGCGGCGTGGAGTAGGACAAGCGCTCGCCGAATTGCTGGTCGAGGACATGGGTTCGCAACCGCAGGTCGTGAACGTGGACGCAAAGTTTGGCACCAAGAAGCGGCAGATCACTCTGAATAATCCTGTCATCAAGAACGGCATCCAGATGCTGGACAACGATATTCAACGCACGATGATCAAGGTGGCGTTGGAAGATGTGCCGAGCACGCCGACCTATCGTGCGCAGCAGTTACTCATGTTGAGCGAGATGACGAAAGCGATGCCGCCGCAGATTCAGGCGTTCGTCGTGCCGTTCATTCTGGAAGCCAGTGAGATGCCGCACCGCAGAGAAATTGCGGATCAGGTGCGCAAGGCTCTTGGCATTGACTCAGGCGAGCAGGATCAGACCTTCACCAAGGATCAGGTGCAGCAGATCGTGCAGCAGGAGATCGAGAAATTCGTGCAGCAGTCAGAACTTGGATTGAAGACTAAGGAAGTCGATATCAAGGCGGCTGGACTCGTGCTTGCGGAAAAAGATTCCGAGACGAAGCGCCTGCTGGCGGACGCAAGAGTGAAGAAGGACGTTGCCGACACTGACTTGAGGGTGCTCGATACGTTGTTAGCGCATGACGCGGCAGTGGATCGCGGAGGGCAGATTGCAAGCGAACGCGCAGCGTAAGGAGGCGACTGGTAAGGACGGGTATTACTACAATCTGACCATCAACGGGTTGTATCGTCCGGCCTACGGCTTTGACGCTGAATTCGATGACTACTACCAGTCGGTGAAGGATGTTACCGACATGGGCATCGAACGGCTGTGGGTTATTTATCTCATGGCCAAGCAGTCGCGGCATGTCGCGGGGAGTTTTTTCGAGTGCGGAGTGTTCCGGGGCGGAAGTGCTGCGCTGATCGCGAAAACCGCAAACGGCAGGAAGGCGCTGCATCTTTTCGACACATTTGCCGGCATGCCTGAGTGCGATGCGGCGCGCGACGATCATATCGCCGGGGATTTTGCCGACGTGTCGCTGGAGCGCGTGAAGCGTTTCGTGGGGCACGAGCAAAGTGTCATGTTTCATCAGGGCGTGATCCCGGATACGTTCGCCGGCATGGAGGACGAAAGAATCGCGTTCGCGCACGTTGACGTTGACATCTACAGTTCGATGAAAGCCTGCTGCGAGTTCATCTATCCGCGCATGACCGTAGGCGGCGTGATCGTGTTCGATGACTACGGGCAGTTCACTTGCCGTGGCGCGCGCGACGCGATAGACGAGTACTTCGATGGCAGGCACTCCGTGCCGTTGCCTTTGATCACGAAGCAGGCGATCGTATTCAAGATTTGATGGCGTCGTAAATCACGGGAGAACAAATGCAACCTCATCAGCAACGAGTTGTGCAGGAAAAAAACGATCTGGATGTTAAGTTGAAACGTCTCAACGAGTTTCTGAATACGGAAACATTCACGCAACTGGGCGAGCAGGAACGAGGCCGGTTGCTGCGGCAATCTGGAATCATGGCAGATTACTCGGCGGTGTTGACGCAACGAATAGAAGCCTTCGGCCCTCCCGATGGGCCGGCCGCCTTCAATCTGGCCCGCGATGAGGCGGAACAAAAAGCGTTTGAGGCGGGGCGTGCGTGACTGATTTTGCGTCAGCGGTGAAATTCGACTTACTTGCCTACACGAATGGCGAGGGTCTTGATATCGGATGTGGAGATGCTCGTCCATGGGATTGGTTCGTGGGAGTTGACATCAAGGCCGGTACCACAAATCGCGGTCCCAATCAGTTGCGGGATGCCAGGAAACTCGAAGGCTATTTTGCCGCCGAGTCGCAGGACTTCATCTTTTCGAGTTACCTGCTGAACGAGCTGGACGACTGGCCCTCGGTGCTGTCGAGCTGGTGGAAACTCATCAAGCCGAACGGCTACCTGATTCTGTTCATGCCGGTGATCGAGGAAAGGGCTGCGGAAGGCGACAAGCCAGCGGTCAAGCCGTGCGCGCCGCAGATGGTTGTTGACGCGATGCACGGGTGTAGGCCGTGGCAGTTTGTGGAGGCGAAGATTAACGCGGGCGCATTCTTCCACGTGTACCGGAAATGCGATACGCCGACCGTGCTGGAAGCACCGGACCCGGAAAAAATCTGTGCCGTGCTGAAGTTGGGCGCGCACGGGGACGCGCTATGGGCTTCCAGCGTATTGCCGCACCTGAAAGAGCAGGGCTACTACGTGATTCTCTACACGCAGGATACGGGAGAAGAAGTGCTGCGGCATGATCCGCACATCGACCGGCTGATCAAGTTCGAGAGCCGTGTGCCGATGGGCGAGCTTGGCGAGTTGTTCGCGTGGATGGAAAAGAAGTACCGCAACTCAAGGATTCTGGTGGAGTGCGTTGAAGGAACGCTGTTACCGAGTCCGCAGAAAATCCAGTACTGGTTCCCGCCGGACATGCGGGACATGCTGATGAATTTCAACTACGTGGAAATGCACCATCGGCGCGCACTGGTTCCGCTTGAGCCGCGCGTCAAGTTCTACCCGAACGAGGAAGAAAAGCGTTGGGCGAACAAGATGCGAGCCGAAATGACGGAACGAGTTGTAGTGGTCGTGCCCAATGGCTCAAGCGTGTCGAAGATGTGGCCGTATACGGCTGAATTTTGCGAGCGCATATTGAAGCGCAAAGACGTGACGGTCGTCATGCTAGGCGACGAGCGCGGCATGAACTTCTCCGCATTGGAAGACCACAAGCGTTTCAGGAAAATCGGCATGGGTTGGAATATGCGTCAGGCAATGACCTTCGTGCAGCTTGCCGACGTGGTGATGGGACAGGAAACCGGGTTGCTGAATGCGGTGTCGCACGAGTCTGCTGTTCACAAGATCGTGCTGCTGACGCACTCATCCGAGCAAAACCTGACTCGTGACTGGCCGAACACGGTGGCGATCAGGACCTACCCTGAATGCGCGGGCAAAAGCGGTTGCCATCGTCTGCAATACGATTGGTCCACTTGCAACAAGGATGAAGCGACCGGCGCATCAAAGTGCCAGGCGATGATACCGCGCGACGAAGTGATGGGTTACGTCGAGGCGGCGCTTGATGTTGCAAAAGCGGATACGCCTGAAATTCTGGTGATAGAACATGGCGCACAGAGGTTACATTCTGTCGCATAGATTTCGCAGGACCAGCGATAGGTCAACAGGCAGCCGCTTCTAGCGGCTTTTTTTACGGGCTTTTCCCAAGGAGAACATTATGAGCTTAGGCCCGGACACAATCCCTGCCGTCTTCGACCTACTCGATGGCGGGGGCACTTCGACCGGTACTCGTGCCGGTCT